CAGGCTTGAAGGTCGTGGACCCGAGCGGCATCCAGACCAGCGTCCCGGTGCAGATCATCGTGCTCGAAGCCAACGCAGCCGGCACTTCCGCAAAGATCAACAAGCTCCGCATCACCATCGACGGCAAGGCCTACCACAACCCGAACGCATGGGTTCCGGCCGGCACCGAAAGCCTCACCCTCACCTACGCCCTCGGTACTTCCAAGACGTATGTGATCGGCGAAGTCCGCACGAAGGAATGCTTTGCGTACGACACCTATCGCTTCGACGTCCTCCCGGGCGAAAAGGACGAAATGGTGGAAACCGTCGGCGGCTCCAGCTTGAAGCTCCGCATGTACGGCGACGGCACGAACCTCAACAAGATGTTCCGCATCGACAGCACCTACGCTGCCGGCCTGTTCGAACCTCGCGAAGCCTGCGTGATTTACTTCGAAGCCTAATTCGGAGTAGGCCAGGATCTCTCCTTGGATAACAAAGGGGTGCCCGGAAGGGTGCCCCTTTTCCTTGTTGGCCCTATTTTCCAGGGTGAAAAGAGGTTAAACATGATTGCAGTAAACACCCTAATTCAACGCGCATACGAGTCGCTCACCATGACAGGTCTCGGGGAGGCCGTCGAAGGCACCATGGCCGAGGCGGCATGCAACGAGCTCAACCGCCTCATCGTCCAGCTCAACAACGAGGGCTTCATCGCGATGGCGCAGAAGAGCGTCCTGTGCCCCGCCTTCAAGGAAATCCGCTTCAAGCAGCCCTTCGCGGGCGAAATCGACCGGGACCCGTCCATCGTGTGGATGGAGCCGCCCCAGTGCATCGAGGCGGTGGCGAGGAAGCTGGGCAGCTCGTTCGTGCCCCTCGCCCCGAGCAACCTGGTACAGATGGTCCAGGTGAACCCGCAGGAAACGGCCTGCCAGTGGACCTACAACACGGTCTCCGAGGACATCCCGGGCAACAACGGGGAACAGCGCATCGTGGGCGTCCTCACCCTCGACGGCAACCCCAGGGACAAGGTGATGGTGTTCTACAACTCGGCGCTCCGCACCTACAAGCTCGACGAGACCATCTACCTCTCGGACCTCTACAACGAGCTCCTCCTCGCCGGACTGTGCTTCCGCCTGGCGAACTTCCACAACCTCTCCGACCAGAAGAAGGCGGAGACGGCAGCCGACTTCGAGACGGCCAGGACGCTCATCAAGCGCAACAACGTGACCCAGCGCATGCTGACCTACGGCAACGTGGGTGGCGACTGGACCACCGGCTACAACAACTTCGTGAACGGGACTAACATCTGATGGCATCCGCAACAAAGGTCTCCAACTATCTCATCTCCCCGGGGACGAACCGGGGCAGGCACCCCGCGACGATGGGGTCGTCCTGGTCCTGCAACATGTTCCGCGAGATCAACGCGGGGAACGAGTACCTCGCGTCGGTCCCGGGCATCCAGTTCATGCAGCGCATCGCCCCCTCCTCCAAGTGCAGGGGCGCCTACGTGTCTTCCGTGGGCCTCGCGTCGCAGAACCAGCAGGAAAACGCCTTCGTCGTCTTCGGCAAGTCCCTCTACCGCATCGACTGGGTGGGCAACGTCGACAAGATCGGCACCGTCGCTTCCGGCACGGGCCGCATCCACTTTGCGGAAAGCGGCGGCATCAACCCCTACCTCCTCGTCGCGGACGGTTCCAACCTGTGGGCGTACAGCCTCCTGGAAGGCGGGGAACTGAGGCGCATCACCCTCCCGGAACGCGTAACCGGGGACGGGGGGCAAATCAACCCCTCACACGTGGCCGTCGTCGGGGGATCGGTCGTCATCAATGATCGTACTAGCGGCTTCCTGTACTACAGCGTGCCCTATCCTCTCAACTCCGACACCCGCGAGGTCTTCCAGACGCAGGTCGTGGACGGCAAGCGCGTGCCCGTGTACAACCCGGACAACCAGTACGAAATCATGAAGGAGAGCGTTGACGCCTTCGACTGGATGTTCTACGACAGCTACGGCGTGCAGCAGTTCTTCAACGCGGAGGCTTCTTCCGACAACGTCCGCTGCATCCAGGCCATCGGGCCCAATTTGTATCTTTTTGGTTACAAGACCGTGGAAATCTGGCAGCGCGGTTCCGGCGAGGACGCCACCTGGCAAAGACAGTCCTACACGGCAAACGCCTCCAACGGCATCCAGGCTCCGGACTCCGTCGCGGTATGCGGCTCCACCCTCTACTACCTCGGGAGCGGCGAGAGCTACGCAAAGGGCATCCTCATGGTGTCCGGGCAGACCTACACCAAGATTTCCGAGGACTGGCTCGACGACAAGCTGCTCGGCGAGACTGGCGACAGCGCATACGCGTTCGCATACGCGCAGGGCTCCCACAACTTCTACTGTCTTTTCTTGCAGAACCTGCAGGAGTGCTGGGTTTACGACACCGAGACCAAGGAATGGCACCAGCGCGTGTCCCGCGTCCTCGAAAGCGGGAACGAGACCAGGTGGCGCGTCTCGGACATGGTGTGGTTCAAGGGCCAGTTCCGCGCCTTCTGCAACGACGGCTGCATGTACCGTCACTCCGACGAATACTGGTACGAGGACTACGGCAACGCAACCACCCGCCTCCCGATGATCCGCCACAGGCAGGGAGGGGTAATCGTGGACAGCGGCAAGCCGTTCGTGTTCGACGAGATCGCCATCGAGTGCAACGTGGGCTGCTGGTCCGACTACACCCTGCAACCGGACCTGCTCCTCGAAGTCTCCAAGGACGGGGGCAACACCTGGGGCCACGTAAGGTCGTGCAGGCTCGGAAGGACGGGCGACTACTCCCACCGCGTCCGTTTCCACAGTCTCGGTTACAACAGGCTGTGCGTACTGAAGGTGACTTACGCGCACCCGACGTCGCTGGAACTCACGGCATGCTCGCAGCGCGTGTCGGGAACGACCGGGGTTATATGATGGGAAGCGAGGTATAGCATGTATTCAGGACTTATCGGCAAGACATCGCCGACCGTTGACGTCCTCACGGTGCTCACGGGCACATGGGACGAACGCGACGCGGGGGACTGGCACGTCGTCATGACCCCGTTCTACACCATCCTCACGGCGACCCTCCCGGAGGGCCAGCATCCGCTCGCGTACAGGGTGAAGAAGCCCATGCCGGCAATCCTCTTCGGGAACTCCGGCAACGTGACGGCAATCGCCGTGAAGCCGGGCCAGGACGCGATAGTGCTGCCCGAGGCGGGGGTGGTGCAGGTCCAGGTCTTCGGGGACCCCTCGCAGCTCGAGGCGGTCCGTTGACACCTATTTTCAGGGGTGAAAAGGGAATTACAAATGCTCGTTAAGAAACATCCAACATTGGGAGTGGCGGTAAGGGAAGACGGCGCTGTCATGGTCAAGGGCGCTGGTCGGTCCAGGACTTACCATTGGAGCTTTGGCGGCCACCGCGGAAGCTACATGCGTGTCGACATCGGACATCGGACGTATAATGTCCATGTTCTCGTTGCGGAGACGTTTATTGGACCTAGACCGGACGGCATGCAGATTGACCACATTGATCGCGATGGCACCAACAACCGCGTTTCCAATTTGCGGTATGTGACCCCGTCGGAAAACGTGAACAACCGGTACGTGACCGACAAGATCATTGCCGCAATCGGATGTCACGAACGGGATGACCAGAAGGCATACAACCGGTATTATGCTTCAACGGAAACCGGCCGGCGTGCCAGGAAGGAAGGACAACACCGGTTCTGGCAGTCCCATGCCTACATGCGGTTTTCTGACGGAAGCCGCCATATCGTTCCGATGGATGTCGCGATTGAGCTTCGTAAACTTCCCGTTTCACAGCGTTTTTTCACAAGGCAGTAAACCATGGACCACACTGAAATCGTGACACAAATGAAGAAACTGAATGGCCTTATGCAGGACTACCTCGACCGTATGGATATGGACGCGGTGGATGAAAAGGACTCTCAGGACTGCAAGAAGGCCCCGAAGAAGGGGAAGGAGGACTAACTCATGGCATGGCCAGTAATCGTCGGCGCAGCCCTCGCGGGTGCATCGGCACTAGGTAACTACATGGGCAACCAGGCTGACGCCGAACGCGCCGCCGAAGCCTACGACCGCATCCAGGGCCTCGCAAGGGACACCGGGACGGCCAACCAGCAGGACATCCAGTCCTACAAGAACCTCGTCGCGCAGACATACGGGCAGGGCGCCGCGAACTACAGTTCCGCATTGCAGAACTTCCTCAACTCCCCGGTCTACCAGAACGAGGGCTTCTCCTACGGCGGGGACATCTCGCAGTTCATGGATCCTGCGGCCAACCAGCGCGTCGATGCGGCCATGGCGGCCATCAACAACAGCGCGGCTTCCGGCGGCAACAGGTTCAGTTCCGACTTCATCAACCGCGTGGGCGCGAAGCAGCAGTCCCTCGCATCGGAAGAGTGGGAGAAGGCCTACAACAAGCTCATGCAGGACCGCCAGCAGCAGCTTTCCGAATGGCAGGCGAACTCCCAGAACAACTGGAACAACTACAACGCCCAGACTGCACGGGACCAGTACGCGGTGGACGCATACGGCAAGGACAGGGAAGGCTACATCGGCGGCATGTCGGACGCCCTCTCCGCGGGCATCACGAACCGCACCGGCCTCCTCAACGCGCAGTCCAATGCAATCGCAGGCACAGCCAACGCGCAGCAGGGCACTTCGGGCTGGGACCTCCTCTCGGGTCTCGGCGGCGCGGGAGGCGCTTTCCTCTCCTCATGGTTCGGGGGTAAGTAATGGCTTTCACCTTCAACTGGGCCTCGGGCCCTTCCGTCCCCGTCATCAAGGGCGGCGACAGGTCCTACCAGGACCGTGTCCGCACGGACGCGGCCAACTACGGCAGCGCACTCCGCGGATACGAGACCCGGAAGGCCAACCAGGAATATGCCGACATGCTCGGCGGCAACGCATCGGAAATCGCCTCCATCAAGGCCGAAATCGCCCGTCTCGAACAGCGCAATGCGGAATTGCAGTCCCAGGCGGCAGCGGAACAGGCACAGGCGCAGGCGCAACAGCAGGCGCAGGTCATGGCCCCGCAGTACACCGCACAGAACCAGATGCAGGGCTACGGCGCCTACATGCAGGGCATGCAGGACCAGGGCTACGGCTCCCAGGCCGGCCCTATCCTCGACATGATGATGGCGAACTACAGACGCACGAGGTAGTCGATGGCCTACCAGCTTACCGCACAGGACTTGCTTGAAGCGGCGCTGTTGGGCTCCGCCATGGGCTCCGTGGGAAGGTCCCGCGCGGGCCTTTCCGGCGTTGTCTCGCCTTCCGGTAGTTCCGAGGACGTGCTTCTCGGCGCCATTACGAGGATGACGGGCCCCAGCATGCCTATCGGCGCGGCAGGGGTCACCGGTGCACCGGGTGCACCCGGGCAGGCACTCCGCAACCAGGCGCCTGGCAAGCTGCTCACTCCGGCGGACATCCAGCGCATCCGTTCACAGTACGGGGCGAAGGAATACCCGAAGACGGAGCATATCGTCCGCACCGGAATCGCGAACGGCGACCACAACCATGACCTCGACAGGTCGATTGCGTCCGATGTCGCCCGCATGCAGGGACTGGACTACCACAACAATGCCATCTTCAAGTATCTCCGCCCGGGCATGGACCAGAGGACGGCCCACGAGGCCATCAAGCGTGGCTACAAGGAGGAGAAGGAGCTTCCCTCGTACTGGGACGACTTCCGCCCGAGAAGGGACATGAAGGTCAATTCCGACGCGGTGGAGGCCATCCGCATCACCCCGGACGCGTACATCGAGATCAAGTGGCGAGGCAAGCCACCCAAGACCAACCCGTCCGGCTGGTACACGTTCCGCCAGTTCCCGGACACGCACGCGGCTTCCATGGCCGCCAAGGAACTCATCATGAGCGAAAGCCTCGGCCGCTCGGTGATGCCCTACCAGAGGAAGGGCAAGCCGATCAAGTACAAGAAGGCGGGCTTGAGCTGGTGGAACAGGAAGAACTACAACGGCGCGTTTGCCGGATAAGGAGCCAGGATGACAGCAACAGAAGAAATTGCACAGAACAACGCGAGGATTGCACAGCTGAAGCAGCGCCTCGCAGAACTCGAAAACTCCACTTCGGGCAACGCGCTCGACATGCGCCTTGCGGCCAACCGCGCCCGTATCGGGGATTTCGGCAACGCCCAGTCGCACCTCGGCCGTATCGAGACCAGGAACCAGTGGGAACAGACGAAGGCCCTGCAGCAGAAGTTGCAGGCCGCGAACCGTATCTCCGACGCGGAATACCAGTACGCGCAGCTCGACAGCGCGGTGCGCACGGCAAAGACGGAACTCGCCTATGCCGACCCGACGAACACCCGCACGATCAAGCAGCTGGAAGACAACGTCCGTGCCGCGGAAGAGAAACGTGATGCCTTCCTTGCGAAGAACCCGTTCCTCGCAGCAAAGGCCGTTTCTGCAGCCCGGCAGGGTAATTCTGCCCCACAGGCACCGGCATCCTCCGAATACACAATCGAAGGCGCCAAGGCCCTCTACGACCGCATGACCTACCAGGGCAAGGACGGCAAGACCTACTGGAAGGACGACGCCGACCCGGAGAAATACTGGGAATACCACGACCGCGTGAACGCCTCCGAGAACGAGGATTTCCGTGCGCATGGCCGCAACGTCCGTGCCACGCAGACGATGAAGCAGAACGTCACGGACAACACCGCCGACAACCTCTCCAAGTATTTGAAGTCCATCGACAACCTCCGCAACGGGAAGTTCACGTCGAACGCCGCGAAGGCGGAAGCGAAGAAGAAGTGGGAGGCCCTCGACGACCAGCAGAAGCGCGACAACCCGGACTTGAAGAAGAAAATCTACGACACCCCGAGCCGCGAGGAATACGCCGCGTGGGAGAAGAAGGCGAAGACCGCAGGCAAGGACGGGTACGACGCGCTGCCCGGGGAAAAGAGGCGCCTGGCCGACGTTGACGGGAAGTTCGAGCTCAACGGCAAGAAGTACGAGCGCAAGGAAGGAAGCGACGGCGTCGCCTACTGGATCCAGACCAACTACAAGAGGACATGGTAATGAACAACACGGAATTTGCTGAATACATCCGCCCGCTGGTCAAGAAGGACCCGGAACTGGCGCATGCGCTGGACAGCGAGTACACCGCCGACCCGGGCGCGTCCATCGAGCAGCTGAAGGCCCGTGCCGAGTATTCCCTCGGACGCGCTTCCGGGCGTATCGCCATGGCCGACGGCAAGAACGTTTCCGGCCTGGCCGACGCGTTCGGCGTTTCCGAGGCCATGCTCCGGCGCATCATCGACCCGAACTCCAAGGAGAACTGGATGACGATGCCCTCCAAGGCGATAAGCGACGCGGCGAAGAAGGCGGGCTACATGAAGGACCTCCCGAACAACGCGTCCGAGGCGCAGAAGGCGGAGAACCGCCAGGGGCTGGCGGACTTCCTCAACCTCCTCTCGGCGGAGACCGTGTCCCAGGGACGCCGCAACGCCGTCAACGAGTACGAGAACGTGAGGTTTTCGGAACACCCCGTCGACTGGACTAGGAAGGCCGTCAACGACCTGTTCTTCCGTACCACCTCCAACCGCATGAAGGAACAGGCTCTCAGGGGCAAGGGGCCTTCAGGCAAGGGGCTTTCAGGCTTCGGCCAGATGGGCCTGGGCGACTGGGGAGCGCTCGGCGGCGACATCGGCGTGAACGCGATGTACGGCGCAGGCGCCGCAGGCATCGGGCGCGGTCTTGCCGCAAGGGCCCCGTTCGGCATCCGCAGCACCAGGGACATCCTCATGGGCCCGGCAATCGCCGGAGGCGCCGCAGGCACGCTTGATGCGGTGAACCGCGGCATCAACACCGAGAACGGTACAAGGTGGTACGAGTACCCGTCCGAGGCGTTGCTGGGCGCCGTCACCAACGTCGTGGCCGAACCGCGCGTAATCCGCGGGGCAATCCGCGGGGCCGCGGGCGTACTGAAGGGCGGCAAGGTAGGCGGGCTCTCTTCGAGGGGCGCACTCGGCAGGGGACAGCGTATCGCCGACGACCTCACGGGCACCACCGAGGCGCAGCTCAGGGAAATCGTCGACGGCATGGCGACCCCGGACCCGGTGAACTCCCCGATGACCGCGGAGACCAGGAAGAAGATCGCCACGATGGGCGAAATCCTCGACGACGGCATGACACTCGCCCCGGGCGAGGAGGCATCCCTCTTCGACCAGGCGCAGGCCATGTACGAGAAGTCCTCGTACAGTCCGTTCGCCGAACTGTTCGGGGAACAGCGCAAGCCCGGTCACAACGCCTACGTGTTCGCCCGCGACATCGACGAGAAGATTGCCGGCCTCGAAGGGGCGCTGAAGAACAGCGCGGGCGCGAAGGAGGCCCCGGCGATGAAGCGCGAACTGGACTACTGGAAGAACCTGAAGGAAATGCAGGCCAATGGCCTCATCGACTACGACAGGTATTTCTTCGAGAAGGACCCGGAACCGTTCAAGTTCGCCAACACGCCGAAGGAAGGCATGCCGGAGTTCAAGCTGGTCAGCATCCGCGACGCGGACGACCGCAAGGCCATCGGCGAAATCCTGAAGCTGTGGAAGGAAGGCACGTCCACCGAGACCCTCACGGCCGTCATCGGCCCGGACCGTTTCTCCGACCTGCTCGCGAGATACCCCGAACTGAACAGCTACCTGGCGTCCGCCCGCAAGTACCACGTCGACATGTTCGGCAACACGACATACGGCACGCGTTTCGTCCCCTACTCCGACGAAGTGAAGGCGAACTTCACTCAGCCTGGCGTGGCGGCCCGCACGGCCACAGAGGCGGCCCTCCTGGGCATCGCGAAGCCAGCGGCCACCGGTACTGTCATGGAACGCTACGACCGCCCGGAAGACAGCGAGACGACGATTACCCGCGACTTCGAGAAGCTCATGGCGGAAAAACCGGAAGCTACCCGTGCAGCGCTCGACTGGAAGTTCGACCCGAGACTGGAAGCTGGCAGGCAGCTCGACGAGTACGAACGCGGCATTGTCAACAAGTACCGCGCAATGCTGACCGAGAAGGCACTACAGGGCCGCTAGCCGCCCTATTTTCAGGGGTGAAAGAGGATAACACATGCTCAACATCGAACAGGCAATAGAAGCGTGGAAGCAGTTCGAGGCCCGCGCGAACACGAAGCGGACCACGCAGGTGGACCGTATCAAGGAGGACAGGGTCTTCCTCTCCGGCAAGCAGTGGAATAGCGACGACCTGAAGCTCTACCCGGGGCGCCTTACGCAGACAGTGAACATCGTGGGCAACTCCGTCAACGCGACGGCGAACGTCTACGCCTCCTACCCCTACAAGTTCTGGGACAGGGACCGTACCGCGGACGCCGCGTGCGAGGCGTTCCTGAAGTTCGGCTCCAACGCCCGCGCCCCGCAGGACGCGCTCTACAACACCGTGGCCTTCGGCCTGGCCTACATGGCGTTCGGCTCCGAGTCCGTCATGGACCCGGAAACCGGCGAGCACGTCGACGTCCCCGCCCTCTACA